GTTCTTGTTTGGCATCAAACTCTGTAGATTTACGTTCCATATCTGCTGCTTTTAATTGTAGCTCCTGTTGCCTAATTGCAACAAGAGGATCTGTTCCTTCGCTCACAGGCTCAACTGTTTGAGTAAATTCTTCCGTAAGATCAGCGATAATCATTGCAGCTTGACGTTCAATTGCAGGCTGTAACATCTGCATAGCTTCTGGATTTTGCTGAACTTCTGGACCCGCTTGTTCCATGACCATTTGCTGTGCTTGTTGCTCTGCCAACATACCAATGTGTTCTTGAATATGTCCTTGAAGCGTTGCCATAGCTTGTGGGTTCATTTGCACTACAGGCGTAGACATAATTGCTAAATGCGTTTCCATATGCGCTTTATGATCTTGCTGTGGAAATGCTTGTGGCATACCGCCAGTAATAGAGATTTTATTCTCCATAGCTGCATTCATTGGCTGTGGCTGTGGAGGCATTGGTAAAATAGCATCAATGTTATTTACGCCAAGAGCCTCATACATCTTACGATAAGCTTGATACAATCCTTGTGGCCCACCGTGAATCTGTGGATTAGATTGAACTAATTGTAACTGTGTTTGTGCAAGCGCAATACGCTGTGCCATAGAAAAGATGTTAGGATCACTAACAGGTAAAACATCAACCCTTGAATCAAAATCCTGTGCAAATATCTCAGGACCAGTCTCTTTTGATGGCATGTATGGATACATCTGAATGGTCTGAGAGAACACCTTAGATAGCAGTTTAAACTCAATTTTTTGCGAATAATGCATGCGTTTATGGATCGCAGACATGACTTTTGTACCACGTTCCATAATAGCCATTGTTGTTCCAACAGGCGTTTCACCGCCCATTTCGGCTATTTTCATGTCTGCCATAGCCGCAAAACGCCGCCCTGCGTCCACGAGAGTGCCCAAAAGGTTATACAATGTACCTGAAGGCTCTTTAAACGGCAAAGGCATCAAAGAAGAGCGTATATCAGATCCTGCAACGTCTATATCTCTGAACTCTCCAGGCTGTAGGGGGTTGTCTTCATCTCTAATCCTTGCTCCACGCGCCTTAAACCCCGCAGGTAAGTTAGAAAGCGTACCAGCATCAATTAATTGACGTAAAATAGAGGTAGAAGCTTGTGCCAAGCCGCCAATCATGTGCGTAAGACCAAACCATAGAAACCT